AGGCGTGGTGGGCCGCGCAGCTGAGCAAGCCGGAAGGGGGGACGCCGCCGTGAACAAGGGACGCATAACAGAATTTGTGGACATCTGTCCTGTTTGTGGACGTGAGTGTCGCGTGTTTATGTCCAATGGGCACTGCTTGGAATGTGGCTATCCGATGGGCAAGGATTGGGAAACAGTCGAAATGGACTTAGAGACGCGCGTCATTGTGCGCACCATCATTCCTGCACAGCCAGAAGGGGGGACGAAGTGACCCGCCCAACCCATCACTACATTGGACGTTGTCCCTACTGCGGCGTTGTGCTGTCGTCGGTTTACGACATGGCGGACGCGCCCAAGATGACCGCCGACGCCGTGGCCTCAATGGTGCGCGCCCAGTTGCGTGTGGAGCGTGTGCCGCTAGGGGGTGTCCACTTTTCGCCCGATGGCTGCAATTGCCGTCAACAAGCCGCATTGGGGCCGTTGTTTGTGCCGGTGCCACAGGGGGCAACATGACCGACCCTATCCCCGCCGATGTGCGCACGTTCTGGATGGGCGTCGCGCTGGGGCTGAAAGACGAGCTAGTCAAGCGCGGCAACCGCATCGAAGCGTTGGAACGGGAACTGGCGGCAGCGCAAAGCCAGTGCCGTTGCCGTTGCCACGCCTGCAAATACTGCGAGCAACTACTGGAGCCGGAGGCCACACCATGACAACCACCACCCCACCCGCCACCGTCAAGCGCACCGGCCACATGGGGCATCCTCCTTGTGGACGAGCCTGCATTTTGAACCCCGCGCACCGTCACGAATTTCGCTGTTGCAAGGACGAGACCTGCGTCCTGTGCCACAGCGAGGACAGGGTCCGCTGGCGCGTGCCTTGGAAGGGGATGAGATGAGCACCTACCGCTACCGCGTCAACCCCGCGCACAGGCACATCGTGCAAATCCGCCGCCACGTGGCCGGTGAGAAGCGCAACCGCCGCAAGTGGCGGACGTACATGTGCTGTTCGTCGCCGGAGCGCGCCGCGCAGATTCTGCGCCGCCTGCGACGCGTCCCGGCGGATGCTTGGTCGGTGATGCCGTGATGACCATTGCTACATTGTTCAGCGGCTTTGGCGGCGCGGACGCGGGTGCCCGCGCGGCAGGGCTGGAATTGGCATGGGGGCTTGAGCTTGACCCCGCCATCGCCGAAGTTGCCCGCGCCAACCTGGGCCATGCCATCCACGTCGGCGACATCCTGGCCTGTGACCCGCGCCGCTTCGAGGCCGTGGACGTGCTGCACGCCAGCCCGCCATGCCCGTCGTTTAGCGTGGCAAGCCAGGGCAAGGAGACCGCGTTGGACATCGCTCTCAGCCGCAAGGTGGCGGAGTTTGTGACGGTGCTGTGTCCGCGTGTCGTGACGCTGGAAAACGTGGGGGCTTACCGGCACAGCAAGTCGTGGCGCATCGTCGAGGACGCCTTGCACGCGGCGGGCTATTGGGTCAACGTGGAGCATTGCAACGCCGCCGACTACGCCGTGCCACAGACGCGCAAGCGCATGATTGTGCGCGCCATCCGCGGCGGCTTTGTGCCGTACCTGCCGGAGCCAAAGCCGTGGGTGGGGTGGTACGCAGCCATCGAGGACTTGTTGGACACGTTGCCGGAAAGCCAGTTTGCGCCGTGGCAGCTTGCCAGACTCGATCCCGCGCTGTTGCAGACAACGCTGGTGGCGCAAAGCGGCTTTGAGGGTGGCATTGGTATGACCGCGGCGGATGCCCCATCGCCGACCGTCACCGCCAACCACAACCAAATTGGCATCAAGGCGTTTTTGATGCAAGTGCAGGGCGAAGGCGGCGACGGTGTGCGCTATGCCGACGAGCCGATGCAGACAGTCGCCAGCAACCACGCCGCGGCAAAGTATCGGGCTTGGCTGGTGGATGGGGCAAACACGACCGAGGGGCAACTGAGCTTGAGAGGTGACAGCCAACCCGCCTTGACCGTCACCACGGGCGGGCCAAAACATCCCACACGTGCGTTGCTGGAGCAAGGCCGCGTCGTCGCCATGACGCCCCGCGCGTTGGCCCGCTTCCAGTCATTTGCTGACAGCTACCAATTGCCGGACAACGCGCGTCTTGCCGCGAAGGGCATCGGTAATGCCGTCCCGCCGCTAATGATGCAACGCATCTATGAGCAATTGTTGGAGGTGATGCCGTGAGGGTGGCAGCAAAAATTGACCGCAATCAGCCGCAGATTGTGCAGGTGTTGCGTCAGATGGGCGCGCGCGTGCAGGTCTTGAGCAACGTCGGCAAGGGCTTCCCCGACCTGTTGATTTGCGTACGCGGCACGTTGGCGTTGGTGGAAATCAAAGACGGGGCCGCGCCGCCAAGTAAGCGCAAGCTGACGCCCGACGAGGCGGCTTGGCACGCCGAATGGTCAGATGCGCCCGTGTTTGTCGTGACGAGCATTGACGACGCGCTAGAGCTTGTCAATGCGTTGCCTGAATAGCAAAGGAGAAACCATGACCATCATCGCCGCATTACTCGCGCTGTCTACGCTCCTGACCGCCTACGTCGCGCTCATTTGGCACGCACGCGCCATTGTCGCCGAGCGCGCTTTGGCTGAACGTGCCCTAGCCAGACGTTGGGCGCAGCTAGAGGCCGCGGACAAGCTAAGAAAGATGGCGTACCATGATTAACGCATTCGCCACCCTAGAAACCATGTGGCACGACCACCACGCCGCGCTGGTGACGCACGCCAAATGCCATGTGGACGCGCCCACGGCCGATGACCTCGTGCAGCAACAGGACGTGGTGGCACGCGTACGCCGCGCCGTGGACCGCTTACCCGCACGGCAAGCCCGCGCTATGCGCCTGCGCCTGGTGGGGTGGGAATCGTCCGCGGTGGGCAAGCAAATGGGCATCAGCGACGCCGCTGCTAAGCAGCTTGCTATGCGCGCCTATCGGACGCTGCGCGTGACGCTGGGCAACTTGTACGGCGCAGCATAGGGGGCTGGCATGGGGCAAGCTACGGATGAGCGGCGGCTGGAATGGACAGCGCACCAAAAAGCGGGGCAAGTCGTGGCGTGGCTGTTGGAGGGTGAAGCGATGACGACGCGCGACATTGCCGACAAAACCGAGATGACTTGGCACGGCGCGCGCTACATGATGGAAATGCTTTCGCTGACCTTGCCCATCGTCCAGGTGGATGGGGAATGGCGATGGATGGTCAGGCAATGATTAGAGTGTGGGTTACATCGAGCCTGTTACGGTATGCGTAGCGGGTTTTGTTTTGCTGTCAAACGTGCGCCGCGCCGTACTAGACCATTCTAGCCCAGCAAGGCGGCGCGGTGCGCGTTAGGCTGATGCGTGGCGGATAAGTGGGAGGATAGAGGCATCTTGGATTTTACGCAGTTCCTTGGCGCAATTCCCGCCGCTTTAATTCCTGTGGCGCTCGTCCTGTACTTTTCAGACCAAAATACAAAAAGCTGGATGACCGAGCGGCGCGAGACGGTGCTCGCCATCTTAACCGAGCGCAAAGAATGGGCAGAGGAGCGCAGGGTCATTTTGGATCGCCAGTTCGCCATGCAGGAGCGCACTGTCAACGAAGTCGCAGGCACGAAAGCCGAGAACCATGCCCTTCGCAATGCGCTGCAGGACAACACGAACCGCCTGGAATCGCTCAGTTTGCATATCCAGGCGATGAATAAAGGGGGCGCGTCGTGAGCCACGCTCTGAAATTTGGTGACACGCATGGCGGCGCGGAGGTGCTTGACCGTCTTATCGAGACAGTCGCCAATCAGCCACCCAAACCCAAGTGGACATTTACGCAGTGGGCGCTGCTGGCCGTGCTTGTGATTATTGTCGGTACGTGGCTGCTCGGCTTGTATTTCAACATCTTCGGCAAGGAAATCAAGCGCATTGACATCTGGGACGTTCAAATTGTTGGGCCGAGCGCGTTATGTCCAGGCGAAAACCTGACGATTTCATTCAATCTATACGCCGACGGCACGGGCAAGCTGGTGGAAAGTGGCACGGTGTGGATCGAAGTGCCTCCCAAAACGGCGATTTACAGCGAAGAGAGGACATTGCTAGTGGACGGCTTGCTTGAACAGGAGCAGACAATCGCGTGGGAAGTGCCGCAAACTTTTATCAATCCATCGAACTTGGAGGAAGCGCCACTGCCGCCAGGCCCATACAGGCGGATTTTCGCGATTAGCTCCGCGACGGATGAGGATGTATTTGCCCTGGATCGGGTGAGCTTTACGATTCGTTCGGACTGCTGAAAGCAAGGGGGGATAGATGATAAGTAGCGCACAGATTGTCGTTTTGGTGGTTCTTGCTGTGCTTTTCTATCTGGTCTTTTGGGTGATTCCGCTCACGGCGCAACTACGCACCATCCTGGGCATCATTTTGGGCATTGTCCTATTCGCGCTGTTGCTTAACTTGCTGGTCGGTGTGTTCCCGTTTTAATGCCGCTATTCATTAAACGCCCAATAGTGGTGGAAGCGGTGCAGTGGTACCCCGGCGTGGAAATAGACGGCCTGGACATCCGCATTTCATCCAATCGCAGTTTCGTTGCAGAAGGCATTATCACCACTAGCAATGGGCATATGACAGTGCGGGCCGGCGACTACATCGTGACCGGGGTCAAGGGCGAAAAATACCCAGTTGAGCAGGACGCGTTTTTGCTGACGTATGAGTTGCTAGTGCTAGGAGATGCAGAATGACCGGTGAAGTTTTGCCACCCAAACCACCCGCGGTTGACCATGACGAGCAATCGAAAATGGCGTCGCTCTTTGCGGCACTGTTGCAGCCGTTGCGGACGCCGCTTTTTGACAGCGGTAAGCACGTGCGTGCTGGTGTGACCAAGAACAAGATGCAACCACGCAATAAGCGGCGTGTGTTAATGGCGCGTGAGTCGCGACGACGCAATAGGGCATAGGAGAACGAACCATGTTTCGCAATGCACGTTTGTTTAGGGTTGTACTGGTTTTGTCGGCGTTGACCATGCTTGTGCTTAGCGCTGGTGCACCACACGCGGGTGGCGGAGGCTAGTGAGTCGCAATGTTCATGGTTGGTTTGAGTTGACTTACGCTCAATATCTAACCATCCCGCGCAGTGTGTTGCAGTCGATGCCAGAGGAATGGCAGACCAGGTTCGTGGCCTTGCTTGACGAGCTTGACGATACGATTGACTGGCGACCAGGTGAGGGGCGCTACTGGGTGCAGCTAAAGGATGCACAGGGCAGGTATGTGCATGACCCATTGCAGGACTATGAGCGCGGGCGGCGACGCGTACCGCACACAACGCGGGAGGGCGCATTATGACCTGGCCCTTTGACCCCAAGCTGCAAACCCACGGCGCGCAGTTCATACCCGCCGCCGTTGCCCCCGGCGCGTTCTACTGGCGTCTCGTCGTGGCCCACGGCCCGCTTGAGTGGGGCGGGCGCGTTTCGATTTTCGTTGACGTAATCGACGAGGCGGAACGGCGTCTTGTGGGCGTGCCGGTGACGATGTGGTGGGCTGACGGCAGCGACACCAAGCCGCTGGAGCCAAAAGCGGGGGAGCCGTTTGGGGTCGATTTCGTGATGGGCGCGGCGGGCAACGCCTATGGCATACGCGTGGCGGACGGGCTGCCAAGTGACGCCATCTTCGGCATGGGGCTAGTCGCATGGCAGCCCCATGTGAGCTACCAGCTTATCTTCCAGCGCGCCATAGCCGCCACCGCACCAACCGTACCCGCGCCTCCCGTTGACCCGCCCGCGCCGCCGTGGACACCGCAACAGGCGCTTGACGAGGCTGTGCGCTATATCGACCTGGCGAGGAGCCTGCTGTGAGCGAAAGACCCATTGGCCCAAACGCGAAGAAGCTATTAGCTCATTTCGCCGCGCTTGAAGCCGTGCCGCGTGGGGGTGGTTTGGCGGATGGCCTGAATTTCCTTGCCGACCCTGACCGCAGACGGCGAGGATTTGAGCGCGCAATGGCTAATCTGGACGCAGCATTGGAGGCTGTTAAATCTGCCCCAGACAATCCCTATGGCGATGACGATGAGGCGATTGCCGCCGCCGTGCTGGAACGTGTTGAGGCGAAGAGGAGCTTGCTGTGATGCCGGAACTGGAGCGCTTGCATCTGCAAATAAACGACCAGCGCGCACGCATCCGCGAGCTAGAGCAGCGCAAGGACAAGCCACCGCGCCACCACCACGATAGCTTGTCGCCGCAGGAATTGCGCGTATTGGTCTACATCGCGCAAGGGTATAGCTATGGGCAGATGGCGCGGCGTATGGGACTGGCGGAGTGCACCACGCGCCACCACGGCGGGCGCATCCTGAAAAAGCTGGGCGTGCGTAGCATGGTGCAAGCGGCGCGCTACGCATGGCGCACTGGCCTGGTGCCGCTTGACGAGGCGTGGGACACAGTGAAAAGGTTACAGTGGCGCAAGATTCAACGCGGCAAATGACGACGAAGAGGCTGGGGCCGCGACGTTGGAGGAAAACGCATGAAAGCATACCTAAAGCGCCATCCCGACATCTACGCGTTTGCCGTAGCCGTGCTGATGGCCGTGGGCGTGGCGCTGGGCGCACACTTCTTTGCCGGGGACGTTCAGGCCGCGACGACCGAGGCCGCTGACTTCGGATGCGAAACCATTGCGCGCGCCAACGGCATCGAGGTGTATTACTGCGAGCCAGACTACGGGCCGACTTTTATCATGAACGGCTACGGCTTTGTCGTGCTGGAAGATTGACAGGGAGTAGGTGAACGGTGGCGCTGTCCAATAAGCAGCAAATATTTGTTGAAGAGTATCTCACGACTTGGAATGCGACCGAGGCTGCACGGCGCGCACGGTATGCGCATCCAAATGTGCAAGGTTCGCGATTGTTAGTAAATATTAGTATCGCGGAGGAAATCAAGGCCCGCATTTCAGAGCGAACAATGGGGCCGGACGAAGTGCTGCTCCGTCTCGGTGAGCAAGCACGGTCAGAGTATGCCGCTTACATCATGCGTGACGGCACGGTAGACATGGAGAGCTTGGTGCGCGACGGCAAAGCGCATCTCATCAAGGGTATCAAAGAGACCGCGCACGGGCGCACGATTGAGTTTTACGACGGGCAAGCCGCGCTGGTGCATATCGGTCGACATCACAAGCTGTTTACGGACAAGGTTGAGGCTAGCGGGCCTGACGATGGCCCCATCCCGATTGGTATTGTCAAGATGCCGGTTGATGAGTTATGAGCTACGCCATTATTGAGGCACCGCCAGAGAGTGCCATCGGCTATGAGGGCTATGGGGCCGTCAAGGATTTTTGGCGCTACCGTGGCCCGGAGTGCATCCTGGAAGGGCCGTATGAGACAGGTAAGACACGCGCGTGCCTGGAGAAGCTAAACGCCCTTTTGGGGAAGTACAAAAACGCCCGCGCCTTAATGGTGCGTGGCACTTACTCAAGCCTGGTGAACAGCGCCGTCATTACCTATGAGCAAAAAGTGCTGCCGTACCCGCCGGGCCATCGGCGTTGCGGCGTTGAGAAGCTAGGCAAAAGCAAACCAGAATTGTATATCTATCCCAACGGCAGCGTGATCGTGCTGGGTGGGCTGGATAACCCGGACAAATTTTTGTCGGCAGAGTTCGATTTTGTGTACATCAACCAGGCGGAGGAAATCCCGCTGGATGCCTACGAAAAACTCGTGGGGCGCGCCACGGGGCGCGCGGGGAATGCGCCCTATTCGCAGATTTTGAGTGATTGCAATCCTGACGTACCGACGCACTGGATACTCAGCCGCGATCGTCTCGTGCGCTTTAAGAGCCGCCATGAGGACAACCCGACGCTCTACGACCAGCAGACGGGCGAACTCACAGCGCAGGGCGTCATCAGCATGGAAGCGCTAGACGCCTTAACTGGTGTGCGCTACAAGCGAGGGCGCAAAGGCTTGTGGGCGGGTGTCGAAGGCATGGTTTACGAGGAATGGAGCCGCGATATTCATCTCATAGACAGGTTCGAGATACCTCACAGTTGGCGGCGCATTCGCGTGGTTGACTTCGGCTACACCAATCCCTTTGTGTGCTTGTGGATTGCAATTGACGAGGATGAGCGTATGTATGTCTATCGGCAGATTTACATGAGTCAGCGCACAGTGGCGCGTCATTTGGTGGACATCCAGATTCACAGCCGGGGCGAAAGTTACGAGACGACCATTTGCGACCATGACGCCGAGGATCGGGCAACGCTGGCGCAACATACCATTATTGACGATCCGCCCCTGGTGGAACGTTTGAGCGCGGCGGGTTTTGCCGTTCGAAACAAAACGGTCAAGCTGCAAGGCATTAACCATCAGGCCGCGGACAAACGAGTGACAGTGGGCATCGAAAAGATGCAACAGCGCCTCAAGGTAGCAGGCGATGGCAGGCCACGTTTTTTTGTGATGCGCGATTCGCTCATAGAAGTCGACGAAATAATAAGACATAAATTTAAGCCGACGACGCTGGAAGACGAATTTCCAGGTTACGCTTGGGAGCAACCCAAAGAGGGAAAAGCTGCCAAAGAGGAACCTGGAAAAGTGGACGATCACGGCATGGATGCGGTGCGCTACGGAGCGATGTATTTAGATGCGCGCCAAGTGAGTGCGCAAGTGTTACCGCAGGCTACCTTATTAGCAGGCAGTCGCGAACAGGAACGCGGCACACGCCGCAACGATACACGGGGGTTCTATGGCAGTCGCACATAACGGCACGGGTGACGCACAGGTCAGCGAATTGATTGGGCGCACCGCCTACATGCCCATGCAGCTATACCGCAGCCGCGGGCTGGTGATGAGTCTCGACCAGACCATCCCTGACTACGCGTTCTATGACCGCTTGCGCCGCGGCAAGGAGCCAGGCTACAAGCTGGGCGCGTTGTTTGCGCCGCGTATTGAGCACATCTTCTCGACGTGGGTGTTCGGCCGCGGCGTTACCGTCAAGTTGGCGGAGGGCGGCAACGCTGACAACCCCGACGACCCGCGCAACGCCACCGACGCGCTGCTCAAAGAGTTTATCGACGCCGAACACGCGCAACTGATGCGCGTCAAAAAGGACGCGCTCGGCTTGGGGATGCAGTACATCTTTGTCAACCCCGACGGCACGCTGTCCATTCCGTCGCCTGACACCGTGGAAGAGACGTTCGACGAGCTTGACTATCGCACGCTGCGCCAAGTCAAGATTACAACCAAGCTGCCCAGCGGCTGGACGATTGAGGATGTCTACACGTCCACGGCGCGCACCATCACCTACAAAAAGGGCAGCGAGGAACGCGTCGAGCGTTACCCCATCCTGATTGGCCGCATCCCCTATGTGCGTATCGCGCACGCGCAGAGCGGCAACGAACTATACGGCCACAGCATCCATGAAGATTTGCTCAAGCTCTACGACCAGTACGACGACGTGATTCACAAGCAACTGGACGGCGCCAAGCTCTTGGGCAACCCGCTGTTGGCGATTTGGGGACTCAAGGACTTGACCGCGGTCATCGACGCCAACAAGCCCGCCACCCAAGCCGAGTATTACGACCGCGAGGGCAACGTGGTCACGCGGCCCGAACTCAACATCGACACCAATTCCATCCTGCTGATTGGCGAGGGGGGCATGGCGGGCTTTATTGCCCCGCCCGTGGGCTTTAGTGCCGACACGCAACAGTCGCTCAAAACGCTCTTCCTGTTGCTGATGGACAGGACGGGCATCCCTGAGTTTATTTGGGGCAACGAGTTAAGCAGCGCGCGCGCCTCATCCGACACGCAGATGATGCAATGGGCGCACGACATCGAGGGGCAGCAAACGAGCGACGAAGGCTGGCTGCTCGACCTGTGCGATATTTGGCTGGCTTACAAAGCGCTGACCATGCCCGTGGTGATAGATGCGCTCAAGGCGGAGTGGCCGCCGGTGCTGGACGAGAATCGCGAACAGCGGCTCAAGGAGTTGGAATTTGCGGCGAGTCAGAACCTGCTTACCGACAAGACCAAGCTGGAACTGACCGAACTGCCCGTCGAGGATGCGGGCGAAGAGGTGCAGAAGGCCGCAGGCGAGGCGCAAGCGCGTGCTGATGACGCAATGGCCCGCCAACAGGCCATGCAGCCGCCGATGCCGCAAGCAAACGGACAGGGCACGCCCGTCGCACAGATGGCGGGCAACGGCTATAATGAAGCGGAAGCGTCGGCCATCGTGGCCGGGGCGATTCGCACGTTAGCCGGAGGTGAGTGAGATGAACAAGCCTATATCGGTACAGTTGAGCAAAGAAGAACGGCAAGCTTTGCTTGACATGGCAAAGCAGGACTATCGCGAGCCTTGGAACGTTGTGCGCCTTTTGATAATTGATGAGGCTAAACGACGGGGAATTCTTGCCGTAGATACACCACTAAAGGCGCTAAATGATGCCAACCAGTGACCTAGAGAAGTGGGCAAATAAGCAAGTCAGCGCCGCCATTAGCCGCGGTGTCAACGTCATCGACGCACAAGCCGCGGTCAAGGCGTTCCTGCGCCTGTTGCCACCAGGGGCTGACCCTGCCACCTACGTGGTGCCGGCGTACCAGTTGCAGCAGGAGCTATTTACGCAAGTCGCGGACGCGCGTGCGGCATGGTACGAAAATACGCCGCAGCCCTTTAAGCGCATTTTGGATGCAGGGACGGAGGTGACAGAATGAGCAAATTAGTCGGCATGTTGCGCGGGCGCAAGGTTTACGACAACGATCCGCGGCTTATCGAACTTGAATGCAATGTTGACTATGCGCCAGTGCGTGCGGCCACTTCCGAGCGATTTAGCCGCACGCGCTGCGACTATTGCAAGCGCACCAGCAACGATAGCCGCGAGTGCGAGTCATGTGGAGCGCCCCTTGCCTGACGTTCTGCCCGGCTTCAGCTTCGACACGCGCGCTAGCCGCTACCGCAACCTGTCCACAGGCCGCTTTGTCCCGCGTGACCGTGGCCCCAACGCTATCACACGCCTCCTGGAGCAAAGCGTCAACAGCGCCGAGCAGCGCATGGGCAACATTGTGCAGGGGTTAGCCGCGGGCGAGATAGCACCCGGCCCCGCCCAACTCATGCTACGCGACGAAGTACGGCGGCTGTCTTTGCAAAATGCCGCGCTGGGCAAGGGGGGCTTCGACAGACTCACCGCGCAGGATTACGGCCGCGTGGGGCGTCAACTGCGCGACACCTACCAGCGCACCGCAAACTTGGTGCGTGACGTACAGGCGGGCACGGTGACGCTACCGCAAGCCATGAACCGTATTGAGGGGTACGCGCTGGATGCGCGGCGTCAATTCTTTATAGCCGAGCGCGACGCGGCGCGTGCAAGTGGGCGACAATTTGAGGAACGGCGCACGCTGCACGCCCGCGAAAGTTGCATTGATTGCGTGGGCTATGCGCGTATGGGTTGGCAACCGGCGGACACCCTGCCGCTGCCGGGTGAGGGCGGGACGCGTTGCGGCTCTTATTGCCGCTGCACTATCGAACGGCGCGAAGTCGTGGAAGAGGTTAGGGAGAGGATTGCGGCTTGAAATACCCACAGCTAGAAGCCAACGCGTCATGGCAAGCGGGGTACGCAAAAGCGACTTGGCGCGCGTTGTCGTTGGCAGCCTATTGGGAGTTCAGCGAGTTCCACCTTGGCATAGACATGGAGTGGCGTTACGGGCATTACGCCATACATTTCGGCTTCGTTAGTTTGGTTCTTGAGGTTTATTGACGGAGGTAACAGCATGAGCATCGAAAGCCATCTAGTTAGTTTGCGCACGTACATGGCGGAAATCGCCAGCAACCAGCGCGAGATTATCAGGCTGTTGGAAGGGCGACAGGACGCGCCCGCGGCAAAGCCCGCGCAGGACGCCGACAGCGCACCGTGGCGGGGCTACGAAGATGCCACGGTTGACGAGGTAGTCGAAAGACTGCGCGGCATGAATGAAGCCGAGCGCGGCAAGGCACTGGCCTATGAGAGAGCCAACAAAGGGCGCGTTGGTATTACCAGGGTTAACTGGAATTCGTGAGATGACGCGCTTCGTGGGTGTGCTGGGCGCGGGGCGATGCGGCAGTAGCGCCGTGGCGGGGCTGTTGCACGCGGCGGGCGTCTTTGTGGGCCACAACCTAATTGGCCCGCACCCGCGCTGGAACGCCAAAGGGCATTTTGAAGACCGCGATCTGCACCGCCTCAACCGGCTCATGGCTTACCGCTTCGCGCCCGCGGGCGTTGAGAACGAAACGGTGCAGCGTTACCCGGAACTGCGCGAGCATGACCAGGCTGACCACGCCACGCTGTTGGCGCAATATCGCCAAGTCGTCGACGCGCGGCGCAACCGCCCGCTGTGGGCCATGAAGTGCATCATGCTCGGCGTCATCTGGCCGCATATTGCGCCGCTGTTGCCCACTGACCGTAGACTTATCCTGGTTGAGCGCGACCGCGACGCCACGATTGGCAGCCGCATGGCGCACAGCGACCTGGCACACGACGCAGCCGCGGCGCTGGTTGACCACCTGGCACAAGCCGCTCGCAACACCGTAGCCAGTGCCACCTGTCCCGTGCTGGTGGTGCGCTATGAGGTGTTGTGCGAGCAGCCGCAGACGGAGGTGCGCCGCATCCTAGACTTTGTGCGCGACGGGCTTGCGCTAACGCTAAACGTGCCCGCCGCCATTGCCACCATCGAGCCGGAGATGAACCATGCGCAACATCACGCTACTATCGATGTTTAACAATGCTACGGGCTATCTGCCGCGTTATTTCGCGCAGGTGGTAGCTTTGCGTGACGAATTGGATGAGACGAACGCGGGCAGCCTGCACCTTATCCTGGTCGAAGGCGACAGCACCGACGCAACTTGGCACGAGTTGCAGCGCGGCATGACGGAGCATGGGCTGTCCGGCAAGTTGTGGCAGCACCACCACGGCCAGCCGCTACGCCGTGGCACGGGCCACCCTGACCGCTTGGCGAACTTGAGCCGCATTTGGAACCCGATGTTGGATGCCGTGCCGGAGAGTGCCGACATGGTGGTCATCGTCGAAAGCGATTTGGTGTGGGAGCCTGCGACGATGCTTGAATTGCTGTGGCGTAGCGAGGACGGCAACATCCACTGCCCGATGGTGTGGCTGGGCAACATTTTCTACGACACATTTTTGTACCGCCGCCACGGGCAATGCTTCACCAATAGCCTGCCCTACCACCCCGACCTCGTTATGGGCGAGCCGCTGGAACTGGACAGTGCCGGGTCATGCCTGGTCATGCCTGGACGGGTAGCGCGGCAACATCGCACGACGGAGCGCGAGGAACTGATGGGGCTGTGCCACAGCGCGCGGGCGCGCGGGTGCAAGGTGATTCTGGACAGCGACTTGTCGATACAGCAGCCGCGCGCGCAATGGGTAGGCGCAAAGCCACTGGAGGCCGTGGTATAGTGAGTGAAGAGCGCGTGACATACGAATTGCCAACCGAAGAGCATGGCGTGCGCTGGGTCTTTGTGCGCAACCGGCAGGGCCGCGCTACCAACGTGCGCTGTCTGCGCGGCACGACCATTATCGAGGTGCTGCACAAGGGCGAGAAAATCCTTGTGGATGTGGCCGAGATGCACGCTATTGATTTTGCGGTCAAAGGCGTCTATAATGGGTGACAGTGGCGGCGCTGCGAGATGAAGCGCTAATCAGTGGAGCGAGAGCCGATTCGGTGAGACCGCGTATCGGGTATGCTGTTCGAGATAGCGAGATTCCCTCCCCAAGTCAGAAATGAATGGGCATCACAAAAAGGGTGCGTTACCCGCAGACCAGCGGATACGGTGGATGGAATGGGAACCCACAGAGACAGCAGGCATTAAAACGAGGCGTCGGTACACGCCTATTGCCCACACAGTCAGGAACGATAACCAACGGTCACTGACCCACTACACAACCAAATCGGCGGCATAGATGACATGGACGGGGAAATACTAGAGCCTGGAGTGCGCAAGCTGCGACCCAATTTTCCGTTTGGGCCAACACTTTATCGTTTTGTTGATGAGCTTGGCGAAGAAGCGCCCCCGCCCAAAGACGAGTACGAATATACACCGCAGCCGCCTTGTGCAAATGGCGCGCAGTGGTGGACGAGGACTGAGTGTATAAAGTAGCATAGCAAAACACAACCAAATCGGCGGCATAGGCCGCAAATAGACCACAGCACTGCTAAGGGCAGGTGGAATCGAGAAATCGATCCACCTGCCCTTTTTTGTTTTCCCCGCCCATTGCGGCGAGTCAGGGGCAACCATGACGGAAGAGATTGTACGAGAATATTTTGTCGCTGCTTTCCGCGGGAAAGTAGAGGACGTACCCATAGCCGATGGCGTGGACATAGATGGGATTCGCAGCCGCGACTCTGACCCTATGTTTGTTAGTTTGCCTATTGCCGAGATTGGGGCGATCTCCAATAACGGCTTGTTGTATGACGAGGCGCTCGTCGACAGCATTGCCGAGCAGATTAACACCAAGCGGCCCGGTGGCATCTTCGGCCATTTGAAAGAAGAGGAGCGTAGCACCTCGTTTCCACTGCCCGCGGGGTTGTGGGTGGGGGCCAAACGCTTCGGACAAACCTTGTGGGCCAAAAGTTATGTGCCACCGAGCGCGGCGCGTGACTATGTGCTGAACCTCAAGGCGGTAGGTGGTGAGCTTGCCACCAGCATTTACGGCAAAGGCAAGTACGAGAAGGTGCGCGGCGGCGTGCGACGCCTCGTTAACCTGAAATTGGAAAGTCTGGATTATGCGCCACCCGGACGCGCGGCGTTGGGACTGGCGGCGATTCCACATCTGACCGCAGAAATGCAAGATGACCAGGAGATTGACAACATGACTGATAAAGCACAAGTAATTGCGGAGCTTACGGTGGATGAGGTGCCCGCCAAGTTGCGCGAGGCCATCATCGCCGAAGCCGGCAAGCAAGACGAGGCCATGCATGCCATCGCCGAGCTAGAGAACTCGGTCAAGGCCAAGGATGAAGTCATTGCCGAAATGCAGGGCATCATCGAGGAGCATCGCGTCGAGCGGCTCAACAGCGCCATTGACGCCAAGGTAGCCGAACTCACCGACTGGCAAGTGACTGATGACGAGGGCAAAGCCAAGCTCGCCAAGCTGCGCGCCCTGTTGCGCGGGCAAATTCTGACACGCTTGGGCGACAAGCAGAGCATCGACCGCGTGGCCGAAATTGGCGACGCCGCCTGGGAGGACATCAAGCCCATTGCCGAAATGGTGCGCGACGCCCTGGCCGGGCCGCCCGCGGTAGTGACGGGCAAGGTGAGCGACAACGGCGGGCGCAAGCCTGTTGACGACACGCCGGAGAATCGACAGCGTGCGTTGGCCCAAATGGGCATCAACGTGTAAGGGGAGGATACCAACATGACTGTTGTTGCAGTAACGAGCGCCAATGTGCGCGCACTGACCAGCCACGGCGCGATTGTCATTCCCGGCACAGCAGGGGCGACCGTCACCAATGGCTATTTGGTCTATCCGGCTGCCGACGGCGATTGGGAACATGCCGACGCCAATGCCGCGGGGCTTGAGGGGGTAATGGGCGTCTGCGTGCAGACCTACGACGGCGAAGACACGGTGGCCGTGGGCAACGCGTTGAGCGTGTGCATCAAAGGGCCGGTCAGCGGCTTCACAGGTTTGACCGCCGGGGCCATCTACTACTTGAGCGACACCGTGGGCCGTTTGGACGATGCCGCCGGCACGTTTGACCGCCTGATTGGGCGCGGCGTCGAACTTGCAGGCGAAGTTGTCCTGTGGGTCGACATTACGCTGTCTGATGAGGCCAGCGCCTAACCCGGCTAGGGAGAATCAGGAGATACATAATGGCAGAAATCTTAGGGCCGCTTACCCTACAAAATAAAGCATTGCCCGTTGGCGTAGACGGGGCGCGTGTGGCGCAGTGGGCTATGCGCGACGGCGTGACGTATGGCGAGTTGGTCAACCGTGTGGCGTTGGCGCTTGGTGCCGCCAATCAAGCTCTGGTCGACAAGTGGGGCTTTTTATTCTCCATCACGGACGAAATCATGATGGAGTATTCCAACGGCGGCACGATTACACCGATGACCGAGTTGACCGACATCGACAAGCATCCGTTGATCCACGGCACGACCATCGGGCACATGCTGCCGCTGAAACGGTTTGGTGAGGCGATTGGTGGCACCTATGTGTTCTTTCGCGACATCCGCAGTGCAACCTTGCAGTCGTCTATTACCACTCTTGTCAACCGCGGCATCTGGCGTTTTGAGCAAACACTTTTGAGCCGTCTCTTCAGCAACACAGAGGAGGCCATCGGCAGCGCGGGGTATAGCGTGCCCTTCGTGCGCGGCACAGGGGGCAACGTCGACTTCGCGCCACCTGCCTATGATGGCGAGACATTCGCCACCACGCACGACCATTTCCTGGCCTTTGACAACGACACCGGCCCGGACACCTTTGACGATATGTTCGAGGCGTTGGCGCTGACGTTGGCCGAGCATGGGCACATGGCACCGTTTACGGCGCTGGTCAGTCGTGACGACATAGCCGAAATTGGTGCCTTGACCAACTTCGTCACCATCGTAGACACCGCGGTGCAGGTAATCGACCGCGGCGGCGCAACGGCGGGTAGCGGCTTCTTTGCTCGCGGCAATCGTGAGCTGGGACGCATCGGCTGGTACCAAAGCAACGTGGGCTTGATCGAGCTTATCGCCTCGGCGCGCATCCCGACGCACTACGTCGGCATGACCAAGAGCTATGGCAACCTCGACCCGCGCAACGGCCTAGCCGTGCGTGTGCATCCTGACGAGGGGTTTGGCTTTCAAGTTGTCACCAAGACGAGCGAAAACCTGGACTGGCCCGTGGAACAAGTGGATGTAAGTCTAGAGTTCGGCGTCGGGGTGGGTATGGACAGAACGAACGGCGCAGCGGCCCTGCTTGTAGACAATGACACCTGGGCCAATGCCGTTATCACGTAAGGGGTGTTATGCGGCTCAACTGGTTGGCTTACAACTATCGCGGATGGGATGGCTACGGCATATACTCGGCGCGGCTCATTCAGGCATTGCGGCGCGCGGGCGTGGACGTTACCCCGCACTTCGCGGGCGCAGCCGATGCGCCGCGCTGGTTGAGCTACGAGTGGGGGATGGATTGGAGCATGCCGACTATCTCCTGTCTGCCGCCTTTCTACCTGCGCAAGCTGCCCGCGGGCCACGCGCCGCATTGGTTGCTGACGATGACCGAGGGCAGCCAGTGCCCGGATGGGTGGGCCGACATTATCAACCAGGCCAACATCGACCACGTCATCGTGCCGTGCCAGTGGAACGCTGATGCCTTCCGCGAGGGCGGCGTCGAATGCCCCATCAGCGTGGTGCATGGCGGCACTGACCCCGACGAGTTCCCGCTGTTAAAGCGTGAGCGCGACGCGGGGCAGCCTTACACCTTCCTGGCGTTGGCCGACCGCGGTTCGCGTAAGGGCTGGGATGAGGTATACAGGGCGTTCTATTTCGCCTTTGGCGGCAAGACGACGGGCAACATGGATGTGCGGCTGGTGATTAAGTCGCGGCCTGACGGCAACGAGTTAATCAACGACCGCCTTGTCAAAGTGGACAGCTTCGACACGCGTATTACTTTTGACCGCGGCGACTATGCCGACATGGCCGACCTATACCGCACGGTGGATTGTTTTGTCATTCCGTCGCGTGGGGAAGGGTGGGGGATGCCACATAGAGAGGCGTCCATGATGGGCGTGCCTGTCATCACGCAGCGTTTTGCGGGCATGGACGACGGCCACACCGACGCGTGGGCGATGGTGGTGGAGGGCGGGCGTATGCAGCCCATCCCTGCCGCTACGCCCAACATCAAGGGCGAGGTGCGCGTGTGTGACCACGACGAGCTAGCGCGGCTGATGTGGCGCTGCTATCAGATGCCCGCCTGGGCCGCTGAGAAGGGCCAACAGGCCGCGGCGTGGTTGCGGTCCAATCAGACGTGGGCGCACAGTGCCGCGGCCTTGCTGCAAGAGCTGCAACACGCGGGCGTGCTGGAAGCCGAAAGGGTGTATGCGTAATGGCGACACTAACCGCAGAACAACTTGCCGACCTGCAAGCCGACCTGGGCATAGACGACAGCGAGAGTGTGTTCACTGATGAAGAGTTACAACGGCTGTTCGACCGCGCGGGCGATGACTATAACCTGTCTGTCTACTATGGTTGGCGTCAACTGCTGTCCGCGTCGGCGAAGTGGGTGGATTACAAAGTCGCGCAGACAAGCGTGAGCCGTTCGCAGGCGTTTGACCATATCAAGGACATGGTAGCGTTCTGGGCCGCGGAGAGCCGCAACAATGCTAACCAGGTGCGCATCATGGGCATGGTACCGGTGCCGACGAAGCACAAGGACAAGCCGCACGACCAGCGCCGTCCCTACGACCGCCGCGATGTGAGGTTATATGCCGACGATTGGTAATTGGTTTAGCGACGGCGAAGGCCAACCCGACGCGATTGCCGAGATTATCAGCTACAAGTCGGTTTCGACCGGCACCATCACGCGTGGCAGTGGCACGGTGGCGGCTAAAACCGTGCGCCTGGAGACTCTATCGGGGCAGCGTCAAGTACAGGGGCCATCGGGCCAAACGTACATGATTGACGCGATGGTGTTGGCCGAGTTTGGCGCGGGCTTCCTGCCGGGGGATAGGTTCACCGTCAGCAGCCAAACCTTTGAGGTTGAAATGGTGATGCCCGCCCACATCGACTGTGAACAAGTGTACCTGAGGTTAC